CGACGCCTTCAGCGCTCTATCCACAACATCATTGCCGCCCACCGGCTGTGGCGGCATATCAGCGCCCTCAACCGTCGCCCTGCTCGTATCAGGCTTGTTGGCATAAATCGTCAACGGCCTTGCGTCAGACGCATCTGCATTTTGCCCAGCCGCGACAGCCGCCGCGTAATCAGCATCATCGTCTGGCGTCGGATCACCACCGTCGGCATACCCGCCGCGCATCAAGTGCTTCGCGATCATATGCGCGAGGCGGATGGCTTTCTGCGGGTCGTGATGCCTCATGGATAAACACCCTTCACCGGGGCCTTCACCTGAGCGGCCAGCCGCTCTTTCTCAAGATCCATGCGGTCGCTGATATGGTCCTTGGCCATTTCCATCTGCTCAAGCTGGATCTTCGCCTGCCGATCCGCCGTGCGCTGGTCATCTTCCATTTGCTGCGATTGCAGCTTGATCTCGATTTCTTTGGCCTTGGTCTGCGCGTCCATCAACCGCGCCCGCGCCGTCATCAACTGGATCGGGTCAACCTGCGGCTGCTGTTGATGAGACTGCGCGCCCTGTGTCGGCGCGAACGCGCCCTGTTGTATCTTCGCTTGCGACTCGGCGGACTTGGCTTGAGCCATCATCATGCGGGCATTGGCGTCCTTTGTTTTGTTCGCCACATCGGCCTGCATCTTCATCATTTCAGGCGGCGGGGCGGCCTGTGCGTTCGGCGGGGCCATGAACTGCTGCGGGTTGCTCCACCCGATGGCCTGCAACGCCGCCATATCAATCGCAATCGGGTCGTACATCGACGGATTGGCTGCTTGAAGCTGCTTGAGCGCCATGATCTTCATCACGCGCTGACCGTGGCTCGCCGTGTTCGGATCGGCCTGCGGCGTCAGATCGCAATCCTCAAGGGCCTTCAAAAACGTCTGCTCGTCCCAAGGATACGACGCCTTCTTATTGCGCTGCCAGAAGCTTTCGGGGTGCTCCTTAAAGCACTCGACCAGCAGCCGGAACTCCTCCGCCTGAGCGGCGTGCATCCGCTTGTGAACCGCGTTCATGACTTTCGTTGCCTGCTCGATCATCGCGAGCGTCGTGCCCACGGGCGCATCCGCCCGACCCTCGCCGACTTGCGCCTCGCTCGTGCCGCCGATCCTCTGGCCCGTCTGCTCAATAGCCCCGGCAAGCGACATCAGTCCCGAACCCACATCCTTATACGGGAGCGGCATAATGGCTTGGTTGATAGGCAGACCGCCAGTTTTAACAAGCGCGCCTCCGCCCGGAGGCACGCGAAAGATATTCGTGTTCTGGCGCGCGCCAGTGTCGGCCATGAGGAAGCCGGGAAAATTCGCGTACATGCCAGCGTCAAGCATCTCACGCCACGCGGCAGTAAGAGCATTAGTTGTATTACCAAGTATATTAAGCAAACCAATGTCGTAGAAGCCAAGGCCGGGAACGAAGGTATATTTGACAAAGCTAACTCTAGCTTCCGGCAACTCCGCATCATCTTCGTCGTAATTGCGAACGACAGAAAGTATTTTCTTACTCGATACATCAGTGGTGACTCGATAGGGGATTTCCAATCCACTTGCCTCTCCCTTATACTTATGTTCAAAACCTTTAATGTTGAGTTCGCAATAACACTCATAAATTTCGCGGTCGCGATCATCCGGGCTTGTGCTATCAAGCGAAATACCCTGCTGGTCGCGCTTCTCGCGCTGCACCGCGTCAAGTTCCGGGGCCATCGCCTGCGATAAATCAGTGTCCCGATACACGCCTAGGATTTGCAATCTCTTGACCGTGGAAGGGCGCATCATAACCCGATGCGTGATCCTCTTGGCGTTCCGCAAATCGGTCGCGGCGTTGTTTACAATCAAATCGTCCGCGTCCACCGTCTCACTGACAGGGCGATTGCGGAGAGGGCAATAATAGACCTTTTTGAACGCCGTGCCGCCAAAGCCAAGCATCAACAGCATTCTATCGGTATCGGGATAATACTCTGTAGCGACGCTGGTTAGATAATGGTTCAGGTCGCGCTCAAGGGCGTTCGCTATCTGATCCTCGCCAAGATCGGCATTGTTATTGTCATTTCGGATTTTAACCGGGCCATCGGTTGGCAACAATTCCGACCGGGCGTTAGCCTGAAACCTTAGAACCGCCTCCTGAAGCAGGGGGTGGCGGACTTTGCTCATGCCCTCGACAGGCGCGCCGTCCGAGGCCCCCTGAAGGCCCGGTATTTCGATCTTCAGGCCCAGCAGCTTGATGCCCAGCGCCCGATCCTCGACCCACTCCTTTCGGCTGTCTAGGTCGTGCTCAATACCCCGCATCAACTCATCTCTGATACGGTAGAGTTCCATATCATCAATGTCATCGACAAGGTTCTCGAACCATCCCCGGTCTTTCCGCTCGTCGGCCTCCGACAGCGGCTTGCCATCAAGGCTAATCGTGACCGACCCGTCGCCGTGCTCGATCTTGACGATGGCGTTGCTATCGTCGAACTGCGGCTGATCCTCCCCATCGTCAACGGCCTCGACGACGACCTCGGTCCCGTCAACGGGAGCATCTGGCTCCGGCGGGCCGGGCAGGCGGATGTTGGGGTTCAGGCCGGCCATCAGGTATCCTCCAGGGCCTCCATTTCGGTCACGAACCGCTGGATGCCCTCCTGGGCGGCATAGTTATCAGATTTCGCGTGAATTTCATAGCGCCTGACGAAGTCATGGGGCGACCGACCCCAGACCTCGACAGAATAGACCGTCAGGCCCTTGTGACCGGGCGGCGGCTCGCGAACAACGTCAACGGTGGCATTAGCCAGAACGCGAGGCATTTCATATCCCATACAATGGCGGCGGCTGTTTGGTCGCCGTGTAGTCCTTCGATTGATCTATCTCCGCCAAGCGCTCCGGCGACCGGGTCAGCAAGCCCAGATCGCGGAGGTGGCGCACACTCTGGCTGGTTGAATCAACCAAATCGTCATTTTTACCCTTTGGGAATATAGCAACTTGGTTGATGACCATTTCCGCCCATTCCTTGTCGGGCGCGTAAACCATTCCCTCGGCGAACAAATGAGAAATAGAATGTAATCTAGCCAATTTGTCAAGATTACCGGGGTTGATAAGTTGAACGGCAAAATCCTCATGACCGAACAAGCGCCTTAATTCCTGAGAAACGCTTATTCCCGATGCCTTACCTTCGATCAGCAATTTATCAATTTTGTAATCTTTGCACACTTTTGCCACGCGAAGCACAAGATCATTTATCTCAAGGCGCTCTTGGAAAGCATACATCAAAATGATTTTAGGCACCGCGTCGAGCTCGCTGGAGTATTGCGCCGTTGGCATTTCCATGCGCTTCCCATACCTGTCCACGTTTAACGTTGATCGCGCGTTTGCGTCGCCAGCAAACACACCCCAAATGGTGAGGGCTGAATAATCGTTTTCCTGCTTAGTGGTGTAAGCTGTATCCAGCGACGCGATGACATAGGAAAGCGGCGGGAAAACGGGATCATTCCACAGCAGCCAGTGCTCGCGCTTAATAACTCCACCGCCAGCAGGTTCAGGGCGCTGTTGCAATTGCCCAGCGGCGGCATATGGACCAAGCGTCTTTTCCAACTGCTTGACTTGTTCATCATCGAAACGCTCGGGCCATAAAAGTTCGCCCGGAACCGTTCGAGGGTCTTTCCAAAGAATAGGCTCTCCATCCTCCGACTCTTCAGCGGGCACGAGAACCGTGTGAAAAGAACGATCAGGTTCGTATCTCATGGGCAAGCAAAGATGCGTCCAATCTCCCACCTGTTGTTCAAGAACATGACCGGAAATATCTCGTTCATTAAGCCGCTGGGCGACAACAATGCGGCAACCTTGACCGGGCTTTGAGTTGTTCAGTCGATTATACCAAGCAGTGTTCCACCAGTTGATCGCGCCTTCCAGCATGGCTTCGCTGTTGGCTTCGGCGGCGTTATTAAGATCGTCGCCGATCAAATATGATCCGCCAAGGCCGGTTGTCGAACCGCCGACCGAAACCGCGATACGCGCGCCATTCTTATCGGTCTGGAACCGCGTCTTGGTGTTAACGTCGCCTAATAGCTTAAACCTATGCCCCCAATGCGCTTGATACCAATCGGATTGGATAAGCGCGCGACATTTAACGCTATCCTGCAACGAAAGAGTAAGCGCATAACCGGCGCAAAGGAATTGAGCGCCAGGGCCAAGCAACATCGTATTGGCCTGTTGAGCCCAAACCCACGCCGGGAACATCGTGCCAACCACGGTGCTCTTCGAGAAGCGAGGCGGGACGTTTATCAGCAGGTTTTGAATGTATCCGTCAGCCGCCGATTCTAGGTGTTCGCATATGGCTTGAAGCGCGTATCCACCATGCGCGAATGGCGCGCTATCAATGTGCGGCCAAGCGGCGACAGTGAAGTCGTAAAGAGAAGCCTCGAATACTTCGGATTCAATTTCAAGTTTGCGCGCGCGTATTTCGCGCAGCGTCGCCTCGCGATCAATCGACTTATCAAGCGTGATCGCGGGCATGGATTAGCTGCTTTTCCCGACGCGCCCATGATGCGGCTTCTTCTTCGCCACAATCGCGAGCAACGTTGACGAACTTGATAACCATATGATCGGGAACCCATCGGGGCAATTCAAGGTTTATCTTGTATCTGGAAATAAGACGACGTGCTTGAGCGCGCTTATCCCGCAACGCAGCGACGCGAATAGCGCGCTTTTCAGGATCGGCATGGAAATCGGCCACTTTGGCTTGAAATGCCGGATCGGCGGCAACTTCCCGCATTATTTCCCGGAATTGCTGCCGAAACTCCGGATTGGCGTACGCTTTTCGAGAAAGTTCCCGCTTGATCTTTCGATATTCGGGCTGGCGATGCGTGTCACCGATTGAGTTGAGCGCGACACCTAGAACGCGCGCCCATAGTCGAATAGTGCGTGGCGTAGCTGCAAAATGCCAGGCTATCTCAACCGTAGGCGTCTTATCAGCGGCGAGGCGGCGCAAGATTGCCTCATTCTCCGGCGTTCGGATTGTTCGGCCAATGCGGGGAATAGGCAAAATCAAACTCCTGCCCGCGCGTCAGAAATCAAAGCCAATTGAGCGCCCGCAACAGAACGCATCATTGGCCCGTTTAGCCATTGTTCGAAAGTATCATTTGAATGATGGCCAGTTGGTAAAGAATACCATGCTAACAAAACCGCCTTCAAAGCGGCTTCAAGATTTTGACGACGCTTTTCAGTGTGGATATGGGCTTCATGCAAACGGATATAATCCGCGTCGGTATAGTTCTGGTTAGCGTCGCTCATTCTAATGATCCTTTCATTTTCTAACGATAACTTCACGCGGGTTGTATTTGGTCAAGCTACCCCTTCGCCGCGCCCGTCTTGAGTAGCGCCTTTTCCAAGGCTTCCAGCTCCTCAAGCGACAGACCAGACACGTCCAACTTGTTCGTGTTCTCGGTCTTGATCGGGCCGCCATCAATGCCCGAGACTTCCTTGCGTTCTGTATAGTCCTCTCGGAAACGGGCGGCAACGGACTTGGACCAAACCATGGCGTTGAACTTGCCGGAAACAAGCCCTTCCATGCCTGTTTTCTCCCACCAAGCCTGTTCATAAACCTTCGCGCGCTTTAAAGATGTGGAAAATTCTGGATATTTATCAGACCAATCATAAAGGGTCGAGCGATCAATATCTAGGTCTGCCGCTATTTGCATAGGCGAATAGCCTAGCTTTCCAAGCTCGACAACGCGCTCGCAGTACTCTGGCTTGTAGAGGGATGGACGGCCAAGGGGCAATCGTTCCTCTGGTTTCTTGCGGGGCGTCGCCACTATGCGAACTCCCTTTCAACAGCCGACTGCCCGAGGGGCAGATCGGCGAGCATCCCTAGGGCGGCCATGTAAGTGTCGATCAGGGCCTGCTCGCGCATCCGCTTATCGGCATCCTGCTTCCTCATGGCGATGATTTTCTTGATGATTTTGGGATCAAAGCCATTTGATTTGGCTTCGAGGTAGATTTCCTTAATTGATTCGGCGATGTCCGCCCTTTCGGCTTCCTGTCGCTCAATGCGCGACACGATTGATTGCAGCTGGTTGTTTGTCATTCGATATTTCTCCAATTACGACTGCGATAGCGACCTCGGCCTGCCCGAGACAGAATGAGCAGGGCTCCCGACATGGATCGCCGGCCACGAAGTCGGGCGGGGTATAGGCGCAGAGCGCGAGGGCCACCCGATCGACGATGTCCTGATTCATGGGGCTATTATAACCACGATCGCCGGAAAATCAAATCCAACTAGTTATCGACAGACAATGTTCAATGAGGCGCATTTTTCTGGTTGACTATGCGAAATGGTTTCGGTATCTTTGGATCATCAACTGATGGAGATAGACATGTTCGAAGTTTACGTTTCAGGCCAGTTCCGCGAAGTCCTCGCCCGCTTCGACACCGAGGACGAGGCGGTTGACTACGTCAAGAACGTCCGCAAGGTCTTTTTCATTGAGGCCGACGTTGACTATCCCGGCTGCTGGGATGCGATTGACAAGGCGGGCGTTATTTACGCGATCGAACTTATTGGCGTTTTACGGATGTAACGGATTTGCAAATTTGGAACGCTTTGCGTGATATGCGGGAGGCGGCCTAATTCGCTAAATTAAGGGGGCTTCGGCCCCCACTTTCACCCTTACCAATGGAGATAGACATGACATTCAAGGCTAAAAAGAACGAAATCGTCGCTATTCAAACGCAACGCTCCAGCACGAAAATGCACGGCAAGACCGAGCGCTATGTCACCTATAATCTCGCGAAGGCGACCCGCTGCAATCGCCAGGGCATTGTCGAATGTGTGCGATACGAGCCGCGCGGCCGCGAGTACTTGCTGAATTACAACCAGCGCGCTCTGGTGATCAGCGGCCCCAATCAGGATTTGGCGGCTCTCTTGTGGTCGTCGGATCAAAAGGAATACTCAACCGCCGAGGAACTCAAGAACGCCATTCTTGGCGTCGCCACAACAGCTTGATGGAGATAGACATGCCCGCTTTCGACTACATCTTCGACGAAGTCCCCTTGACCCTCGGCACGGACCACGAGTTCACGGCTCGGGGCGAGATCGAGATTTATTACACTTGCGGTCGTGGCGACGCCTCCGTTGGCGAAGGCCCCCGGTACGTCGAAGTCGAGCCGGATCAGGAGCTGACGGTAATCCTGACCGACGAGAACGGCGACGACGTGATGGAAATCACGGTCGACTGGAAGGACCCCATCTATCACGCCTTCATGAAGGAGAGGATGGATGACATCTATCAGGCGGCGGTGGACGAAGCATGGGGACCGAGGTGGTGATGGGCGCTCTAAAATAATCGCGAAATTTCTTCGCATACCTTGTTGACAATGCGAAATAGCTTCGGTATAAACAAATCACGGTCGCTGATGACCGCAACCAACCAGATGGAGATAGACATGACCAACAACTTCGCTTCCCTCACCCTCGCCGACCAGTACGCGGTTCTCAAGGCCGAGGCCGACGCCATCGCCAAGCAGCTCGAAGCGGTCAAGGCCGCCATCAAGGCGACCGGGCTGGAAGTCATCGAGGGCGAGCAGGCCATCGTGACCGTGTCACTGTCGGAGCGCTCAAGCCTCGACGCCTGCGCCGCCAAGAAGCTCCTGACGCCCGAGCAGGTCGCGGCCTGCACGAAGGTCTCGCTGGTCGCGACGATACGCGTCAAGCCCCGCCTGATCGCCGCCTAATGACAATCAACGGGGGGCCTAACGCCCCCCAAACATTTTGGGAGCCCGCCATGCCCGTGACAGCCGCCGCCACGATCGACCCGAAGCGCCTCGCGAAGATCACGCGCCTCGATTCCGGGGCGCACGCTAAATTCGCAGCCGGCGTCTGCATCATGGAAGCCGCCGCTTATGTAACCCGGCTTCCCTTTTCCGATCACCCTAAATGCGCGTCTCCGGTGATCAGCGCTTTTCTTCGCTCGTGGAATGACGCGCTTCCCGATAGCGAACGCACAGCGCTTCTGTTGCCGCTTCTGCCAAAGATCATCAACACCTGCGGCAGTAACGCGCTGGAGCGCCGCCGATCGCTCATGGCCGCCGATTGGCTGGTGAGGGTGAACACCCCGGCTTGGCTCCGCTTGGCCGGGCTGACCGTTCACGCCGACGCGCTCGCCGGGCTTCCTGAAATCACATCGATGGATCACGTCCCGTCGATCCGAGGTCCGATAGAGGCCGCGCGTCTTGACGCGGCCGCCGCACGGGACGCCGCAGGGGCCGCCGCATGGGACGCCGCATGGGACGCCGCAGGGGACGCCGCAGGGGCCGCCGCATGGGCCGCCGCATGGGACGCCGCAGGGGACGCCGCATGGGCCGCCGCAGGGGACGCCGCAGGGGCCGCCGCATGGGACGCCGCATGGGACGCCGCAGGGGACGCCGCAGGGGCCGCCGCATGGGCCGCCGCATGGGACGCCGCAGGGGACGCCGCAGGGGCCGCCGCTCAGAAACTCGCGGCGACCAAAACCGAATTGCAGCAATCCGCCATCACGCTCGTCGAGCGCATGTGCGCCGCGACGGAGGATTGAGCCATGCCCTTCGACCCCGCCTGATCGCCGCCTAATGACAATCAACGGGGGGCCTAGCGCCCCCCAACATTTTGGGAGACGATTATGATTAGCCTTAAATCCGACAACACGCTCTACTGGTACGACGCCCACTTGCGTTTGAGCCGCGACTACAGCGCCCTTGAGCGCCGCGCCTACGACATGCGAGACGCCTTGGAGCGCGCCCTCGTCGCGCTCAAGCTATCGACGCCCAAAACAGACCAGATCGAGCTTAAGCTGCGACATGACGCGGCGATCATTCAGATTGAGCAGGCGCTGAGGGAGGCGCAGCCATGAGCAAAATTGAAATGGACCTCCGCCCCTGCTGGGAGGCCGACCCCGAGCTTTGGGACACTTTTTGTTGGGCGACGGATCGCCCCGATAGCGGCCCGTCCGACCTCTGGACTGTTCACGATGTAAACGCCTGGTTCGACGAGGAGATTAAAAAACTCTTGGAAGCCGTCGACGCCCTGATCATGTCGCGCCTGTCGGGTCCGCTCCATTGACTGGGCCTGAATTGCGGGCCCTGATGACCAGGCACGGCATTACGGTTCAGGCCCTCGCGGACGTGATCGGCAAAAGCAACAGGATGATTGACCACTACCGATCGGGGAAGCATGAAATTCCCCGCCTGCTGGCGATACTCATGGCCGCAATTGACGCCAAGACGATTGACACAGATTGGCTGGAGGGTTTTTTGGAATCCGAAAGCAAGTAACCCATCATTAAACGAACACAGAGGGCCGCTGACGGCCCTCTTTTTATTTTGGGCCACACATACCCGAAACCACATAAAG